TATAGCGATGCGAGCGCCGATTGCAGCTTGTCGATCGGCATGAGCCAGATGGCTTTGTCGAGACCGCCGACCGCCGCGACTTCCGACACGTTCGCGACCGGCGTCATGTCGGTGTCGTCGGACTTCAGGATGTTCGCGATCTCCGGCAGGTTTGCCGAATACGCGCCGCGCACTTTCAGCGCGCGAAGTAGTTTGTTGATCTGCTCGGATACGCGGTCGAGTTCCTTCGCCTGCTCCGCGTACATGCTGTACAGCGTCTTGGGCACCAGCGTGCGGCTGTTCTTGATCGCGTACAGCGGTCGCGGGCAGGGGTAGAAGCCTTTCAGGTTGAGCGGGTCCGGCACCATCAGGCACGGCTGCGTCTTGTAGCACGGCGCGATGAACACGACGCGGCGCTGCTCGCGGTCCCAAATCTCCTGCACGGTCGTAGTCTTGAAGATTGAGCGCGCGTCCTTGTCGTCCTGATTCTTGCGATCCTTGCTCGCGTCGGTATCGGTGTACTCGAGCGCGTCGGCGATCTCCTCGCCGAACTTCTCCGCCGCCATCTCGTAGGTGAAGGCGTGCTCGAACGCGACCCACTGCACCTCGTCCCACGTCTTGCCCGGGCCGCGGCGGAACTTGTCCCACTGGACGTGCTCGCACTCGACATTCTCGTCCGCGAGCTTTTCGGCCGGCTCTTGGTCGGGCTCCTGCGGCACTTGCGTCTGCGGGTCGCCCGCGGTCGGTGCCTCCTGCGGCATGAAGCGCGGCTCGTACTTGATGCGCGGCACGCCACGGCCCGCGACCAGCGCGTCGAGCACGGTGTTTTGGATGCTCTCATCGAAGTCGTAAACGTCGATCTCGTAGGACAGCGAGCGCTCGAGCACTTCGCTGCCCGCCTTGCCGATCGGGTCTTCGTCGCGGAACCGACGGCGCACGTCCGGCTCCGGCGTCGAGTTATAGACCGCTGGCAGCAACGTCTCGGTATTGCTCCAAAAGATGTTGAACGCGTTCGCCTTCTTCTTGCCGCCCTCGTAGCGCTCCCAAAGGTCATCGGCCTCTTTGCGCCAGTCCTTCTCGGACTTGTCGGCCACGTCGAGCTCGGCCAGCCAGCGCTTGACGATGCCGGCGCCGTCCTTCTCGACTTGCGCGACGGTTTTGGCGGTGAAGTCGGAGCGGTCGGTTTCAGCCATAGTGATTGCCCAGGTTCAAATACACCGCTGCCCACATGATGAGCCCGAGGAACACGAGCAGCCCGATGACGACCATCGCGTGCAGCAGAGACGGACTCATTGCCAGGTACAACGCAAACACCACCGCGCCGATGGCGAGCGCGGCCAATAGCGCAACGATTGACCACGCCAGCGCTGTTAGCAGTCGCGAGCGCGCAGGACGGCCGGCTTCAGCCATCGACCTTCACCAGTTGCAGCGGAATGACAGGCGCCAGGAACTCGGCGCCGTTTAGCTTGCACTCGTCGTTGACGCATTCGAGGATGCGCCGACCGTTGTTTGTGCTCGGAACCATGATCCGCTCGCACAGCGGGCATAGGCAGTTGACCGCCATTATCGAAAGGTACTCACTCACCCGCAATCCTCCTTCGCCGCGCGCCGTCGATGATCTCGCGCACGGTCTGCTGTATCGGGAACTTCGGCGGCTGCGCTTTCACGTCGTCGCGGACCCAGGGGCGGGCAGAACAAGCATAACGTACAGAATCGCCCGCGTGGTCCTCGCCATCGGTGTCCACGTCCTCGGGTCGCATGTCGTCGTGTTGGAGCGCTGGCAGCGTTCGGATGGTATCGGTGCAGGTCGCGAAGAAAAAGATCATCGGTCGTTCGCCGTCACCCTTCAAGCGCTGGCGTACCAAGTCCCACCCCGACAGCGCCCCGCGCTGAGACACGCGCTTATTGTCCGCCTGCTGGAAAAACACCTTGCGGTTCGCCATGCGTGCGGCTATCGACGGCCCGCCGTTGACCGCAAACGCACTCGGGTCAAGCACGGACATGTCGATTGCCTCGCTCGGTAGCTGCCGCTCCAAAATGCCGTCCGCGACCTCCTCGGCCGTGAGCTTCAAGCCCTCGTTCGGCTGGTCCGCCACCATCCCGTACCACTCGCGATAATTGACCATCGCCCCGCGCGGGAACTGCGGCATCTCGCCGTCGCTGATCGCCCACCAATTGACCGCGAACGGCTTGGCCGAGCCCCAGTCCATCGAGCGGAAACGCACCCAGTGCGCCGGCAGTTCGACCGGCTCCACGATGTGCTGCTCGCCAAACTCCGGGAAGAAGGCGCCCGCGATTACGTTCCAATCGCCCTTTTTGAGCGCGCGCACGAACTGCGCCGAGCCAGCGCCTTCGAGCCGCGACTCGTAACCGGGGTCGTTCTTCAAGCCGATTTGGTTGTCGGCCAGGTGCGAGCGGACGAACACGCGCTTCATCCCCGAGCCGTCTTTCGCCTCGAATATCTCGCCGCCGAGCGGATAGCGGTCGATGCCGAAGTGCGATTTGACCCAGTGATGCCCGGCACCGCCAGGGTTCGCGGACGCGCGTATCCGCTTGTTCGGGATCTGAGCCTTGGCGCTGCGCAGTCGTGCCTTCATGCGCTGATAGGGCACCTGACTCGCCCACAGGCCTAGCTCGTCCCAGCCTATCCATGTGTACGCGTGACCCCAGTAGCGCTGCCAGTCGTTGTCGGACTCCATGAACCGCATCTTGAGCGTGGCCCCGTTCGGCCACGTCCACGTCTTGGTCGTGCTGCTCCAACACTTCGCCGAGTCGATACCGAACCACGGCGGATAGATTTCGAGCGCGCGCGCAATAAGCTCCTCGAGCTCGGGGTAGGTCTTGCGAAACAAGATGCCGTGCCAATGCTCGCCCCACGGGCAATACACGTCCTGCGCGAAGTCTCCGAGCAGGTAGTCGGATTTGCCGCCAAAGACCGCGCCTCCAAATAACAGCTCATCAATGGTGTCGAGACGAATCGCCGTTAGCTGCGGACCCTGCTGCGCCCGCCAGGGAATCAGAGTTGCGGTGTTCGCGCTCGATTGGCTGCGACTCATACGTGCCTATCGCTCCGCTGTGTTCTAGCTGGTCCTTGAACATGCCGATGTGCTTGCCGAGTAGCTCGAGCGCCTTGTTGCTGGCGGCGTATTCACCCTCTGACCGCGCGAGCCGGTGATTCTCTTGCAACTCGCTCAGCACCCAGTCGGCCGACAATCCGTTCCTGTCCGCGAGCTTCGCCAAGCCCTCAGCAACGGCCGCCGCGACGTCCGGCAGTTTCAACAGGTCGCAAGCAGTCGGTTGCGCGCGCCGCACGCTGTACCCCGCGCGTATCGCCGCGGCCTTGCCGTTCTGGTCGATCAGGTACTCGTCGACGAATCGCTGTTGCTTCGGCTTCATAGCAGTTGGCTCAGCATTTCGTATATCGCGCGCTCGTCGTCAGCGGCGAGCAGATCGGCAAGCTCGAGGCGGAGCATTCGGAGCGCGGTCTCGGAGTCGGCGGAGATTCGGTCAAGTGCGGCGCGTATATCCCGACTATCCGCAGATATTCCGCTGTCACCGGATCGCTCGTCTGCCAATCGCATTCCGCTGACGGCTTCTTCCGCTCGATCGCGTGTCTCTGGTGCATCCGTCAGCTCCCGGTAAATCGCTCGGATGTCTGCGGCAAGGCGCTGCTCCTCGGTGATCTTGAGCCGAGCGCGTTCCTTGTCGTGGCCGCGGTGCGGGCTCTTGCGATACGGTATGTCGTCGCCGCCGATCTTAGCCGAAATCGCTTCGAGCGGCGTCAATGTGGCGTCGCCGGTGATGCTCAACGAGCCGGCAGCGGCGAGCGATCCAGGGGCTGTCAGCGTCGCGTCACCAATGATCGTGAGCAGCCCGGCCGCCGCCATGTCGCCCGCAGCGATGCTCGTGAGATCGGCGCTACCCGTGATCGAGACCGCGCCAGATGCTGTGAGCGTGCCGGTCGCGTTGAGGGCGGCCGAGCCTACGATGCTGAGCGCACCAGCCGCCGCGATGTCCTTCTCAGCCCCGCTCGTGAGGCTCGCATCGCCGGTGATCGACAACGTGCCGGCAGCGGCCAGCGTCCCGAGCGCGTCCAAATCAGCGGCGCCGACAATCGACAGTGCGCCCGACGCGAGCAGTTGCCCCACCGCGTCGAGATCGGCTGCACCAGTGATGGACAGCGCGCCCGCGGCCAGCAGCACGCCGCGCGCATCAAGGTCCGCTGCGCCGGTGATCGAGAGTGCCCCGGCTGCTGCGATGGTGCCAGTGGCGTCGAGGTCCGCGGCTCCGGTAATGCTGAGCGTGCCCGCTGCGGAAATGTCGTTGGTCGCCGTGACCTCGCGGTACACGACGAGCAGGGCCGTGTACATGGTCCACGTGCCCGATAGCGTCCACTCCGCTTGATCGGTGGTCGCTCCGCCGGTGATCTGTCGCTCGGCCGCGCCGGTGAGATGCGTTGATGCGCTCTGCTGCTCGTACACCTGCGTGAACGCAGCTTCCGGCGTGATCGTGATAGTGCTCGAGCCGTCAATGCCGAGCAGTCCCCAAAAGAGCCCGGCACCCGCCGACGTGCCGTTGCCAGACACCGCTGGGGTCACGCCATTCGTCGCGGTTTCGCCGAGATTGATCGCCTCAACGCGGTTCGTGTCGAAGCTGCCGGTGTACTCGTCCGCAGCGACCATCCAGAACGCGCCCGACACGCCACCGGCGCACGTCAGGGTCAGCGAGCCAGTGCCGGTGACGATGCAGCTCCAAATTCCTTGCTGATACTGCGAGCCGTCAAGGATCGTGTTCGACTGGTCAAGCGTGATCGTGCCGATGGTCGACGTCCCGGCCGTCTTGGTGAGATTGCCGGCGGTGAACGGAGAGTCGGTGCTGACGTTGTAGCGGTGAGCGCCAAAGACGATCAGCGATCCAGCCGTGACGTTGCCCGAGAAGGTGAATGCTTGACTGGCGCTGCCGCTCGTGTTGCCGGCCCCGCCCGCCTGACTCGCTACCGCAGCAATCGTCACCTGAGCACGTCGGCGAGCTTCGGCATGAACTTCGCACGCTGACCGCGCGCCGTTGCCGCGATGGCCGCGGCTATGTCCTGATTCGTTCGGCCCCGGCCGCGCTCGGCCTTCGCAAAGCCCGACATGTCCGCTTGCGCACCGTCCTCGTCGATTGCGGTCATCACGTCGTCTAGCGAATCGCCAGTGCCGCTCATCAGCGCTTCGACGTCGATCGCCGGACCGTTCTCGTCACGCCCGGTGATCTGAACGTGCGGGGTGTACTTCTCGTCCATTGACGGAGAGAGGCTAGCCGCCTGTGGCGAATACGGCCGTGCCGTCGCGCGAGCGTTGCGCTTTCATCTCGTCGAGATTCGCGTCGGTGAGGTACGCTAGCCCAATCACGTCGGTGCCGTAGTCGCCCGCTGCGCGCTTCGCCATCTTGCCGCCGTGGTACAGGAAGGCCGCGAGTTTCAGCGCAAGGTCGTACTCCATGCGGTGCTCGGCCTTGCCGATGGTGAGCACGACGTCTACGCCTTCAACGCGCACGCCGCACGACGTCCGCGCCATGAATTGCTTTTCGTTCATCAGGCAAAAGTCCACGAAAGCGCCGATATTGCGAACTGTGGGTTGACGCCGTTGTTGATCACGAGGTCGGCGGTCAAGTCCTGCTGCAACCGCAGCACATCACCGGTCGCGATGAACCCAAGCCCGATATGCACGACGGTATCGGGACCGCCCGCGCTCATCTCGCCAAACTGGATCAGCGCGGCATTCGTGACGACAGCGCCGGTCACGGTCCAGCCGGCGGAGCTGCGCGCTTGAGTCGGTCGCGCGTAGCCGGTGTAGGCGACTTCGGTCGTGGTCAGCGACGACGCGCTGTCGGCGAGCGCCGATGTGGCGAGCGCGAGCTGCGTGCTACCGGCGCCGCTCGAGCCAACGAGGCCGGTGGCGTCCCCGATATTGGCGATGGTCGTGTTGTTGAACAGCAGCAGCGCAAGGACGTTCTCGAAACCGTCGACCATCGAGCTCATGCGTTCACTCCCGCTTGCGCCTCACACCGCCGCGAACTATGCACCGTCGCCACAGCCGCTACAACACCCGCTCGGGCCACGGAAACGAGCGCGACTTCGCCGGCGTGGGCTCGGACGCGACGGATTCGCCCGCCGGCACATCGCACAGCCCGCGAGCGCGCGGCACGTAGAACCCCGCGTGCTTCGCCATCGCGCCGAGCTCCGTCAGCGCGCCGCTTACGCTTTCGACGACGGCGACCGGGCGGCCGCGCCACGACTTGCGAAACTCCGCTTGCTTCGCGAGCGTCTTGGCCGCGTTGTCGCCGCGAGTCTTGCGCTCCGGGTTCTTCACCTCGAGCAGCCGATCGACACCGTCGCGCCCGACGAGCAAGTCCGGGCACCCGCCACCGACTGCCGACAGATCCACGACCGAGCAGCCCGCGGCGAGCAGCGCATCCACCACGGCCTTGTGGTTAGCATCCTTGCGGGCGCGGCGATAGTAGCGGGCGCTCAAGGGGTCGCTACGTTGATCGTCACGATAACCGTCACGCCCGTAGGTGCATTCGGTGGCGACTGCGCAATCGCTTTGCACGCTGGCAGGCTCGCCACCGACTCAACTCCGCTTGCCGTCGTGTAGACGCGAAACGCATACGACCCTATGGGCAGGTCAGGGGTCGTGGCCGAAGTCACGCTACCGGTCGCTACGGTGTCTGCAATGCGCGTACCGAATGCGCACGCAGTGCTGGCGGCAGCGGTGCCGTACTCGACGCGGCTGCGCGTGATCTGCGCGGGTGGCAACGGTGCGTTGTTCGAGTAGGCCGTCGGGTTCGTCCACTGCACTTGCACGATGTCGGCGTGCGCCTGCGCGGTCCAGAAGCCGACGAGCGTGGCGACCAAGATCATCACCAGCGGCAGCCACAAGTCGGCGGCGCGCAGATGGCGGCGAGGGATGTTCGAGCGGTTCATAGCGTATACCTCGCGGTTCAATGGGTGATCTGTTTGATTGCTCATGGCGTTCGGCGTGATGGTGGGACTGCGGCTTCCTGCTCTGAGGAAATACGGATTGATACTGAAGGTGATGGGCTGCTCTGTTACGAGTGCGTTGCACAAATTGCACAAAGTGGTTTGCACAAAGTGCACAAAGTGCACAAAGCTCTGCGCACACAGTCCCATGGGGCTTTCAGCCCCATAGGGACACTGTGTGCAGTCATTTTGTGCAACTTTGAGCAGATTCAGTAGGTACTTTGTGCAGTACTTTGTGCAAATCATGGGATGAACAGCCCCGTCTTTTTGCTCCGATTTGCGTAGATTCCGACCACGCCTTCTGAGACTTTGCCGTTGAGTCGGAGTTGCGCTAGCGCGTCGCCGAGCTCCTTCTGAGTCCACGCGTTGTCGAGCTTCATCTCACGCATTTTTCGCGGCAGGTAGTCGCTCGAGTTGCGGCCGTCGGTGGTGCGAATGCCCTGCTCGCCGAACCTGCGCAGCGCGACCAAGATGCACGTTGACGTGGCCTCTGCGCGCTCCGCGGTGCTCAAGGGCGGACCCGCCGCTGGGCCGGTGTATTCGGGCTTGAACAGCCCGTCATGGAATTGGAACTTGCGGTAGTCCTTCTCCGAGTAGTTGGCCTTACGTTTCGCGAGGTAGCGCACCGAAGGATCGGGCGTCTCGCCCTCCGCCATCTCTTGGTCGGGCAGCTTGTAGCCCATGTACCAGCGCATACGCACGGCGTTTTCCCATGCGGTGGAACCGCTGAACTCGCTGTCGGTGGCCTTGGCTGGGTGCCCCATGATGACGACGGCGAGGCCGGGAGATATGCCGGCGAGGCCGTTTAAGAACGCGGTGACGTGGTGGCGGTCGTTCTCTTTGCCGCCGTAGGTTTGCGCAATGTTGTCGATGAACAGCGTTTTGGCGCCGTAGTCCTTCACCTGCTCGGTGAGCTCGTGCAGGAGCGGTGTCCAGGCTGGTGCTCCGTAGACTTGCGTGAATAGCGCGTTGTCGCGGCCAAGGCGCGGCTCGAGGATGAATTGCTCCTCGAGGTCGGACATCGGCACGTCGAAGTAGCGGCACACCGCCGCTTGCCGGCGCCATAGCTCGTCGTGTTCGTCCTCGCACGCCCACATGAGGACGGTCGACGGGGTGCTGATGCGGTCAAGGAATGGACGACCGAGCGCGAGGCCGGTGCTGATGGTTTGGGCGAGCAAGGTCTTGCCGACACCGCCGACGCCGGCCATGAGTGTCGGTCCGCCGGTGAGCCAGTGCGCGATCTTCCACTCCCGCTCGGGCGGTGCCTTCGCCTGGAGTTCCGTCCAACGCATGGGCCGCCGCTCGGGCGGTGGCGGCGGCGGGGCGGCCGGCAGGTTGCGGGCGTACTGCTCGATCGCGGCGCGCTGGAACTCGGCGACGTCGATTGGCGACTCGCCCCTCGCGAGCTTGTCGGTCGCGACTGCGTTGATGGCCGCGAGCTTGCGCTTGTCGGCGGCCTCGCGGACCTGGAGCGCGTAGGCGCGTGCGTTGGCGCAGCTCGCCACGCTCTCGTAGAGGTCGGCGATGTACTCTGTGCCGCCGACGGCCTCGAGATTGGCGCCGAGGGTGTCGATCAGGAGATGCGCGTCGGCCTTGCCGACGCTCGCCATGAGATCCCCGATCGTCGCGAAGATGATGCGGTGGTCGGCGCGGTCGATGTGCTCGGT